AGTACAAACCTAAAAGAGTCCTTACGAAAGTAAGGATTTTTTTATTTATATAAAATTTTACATCTTTATATTTATTGAATATGGCTAACGGAATAACATACGGTATTAATTTTCCTTTTCAAGACTCAATGGTTGGTAAATATTTAATGACAACACAGAGTACTGATGATGAAATTAGATCAAGTTTAATTCATTTATTGTTAACAAGAAAAGGTAGTAGATATTTTTTACCAGATTTTGGTACTAGATTATATGAATATATTTTTGAACCACTTGATGGACCAACATTTAGTGAGATTGAATCAGAAATTAGAGATAGCGTTGGCCAGTATTTACCTGGAATTAAAATAACCGATATTGAAATAAAACCAGCAACAGCCGATTATATAGATCCGGGTGCAACTTACATTACAGAAAATGGTACAAGAGAATATAGAGTACCTGGCTTGTCTGAAAAAGAATACACAGCAAAAGTAAGAATAGATTATAAAATTACAAATACCGCACTTGAATCTAGTGATTTTGTAATTCTAAATATTTAATAAAAAGATATGGCAGAGAAAAAAATATCCTATACGGTAAGGGATTTCCAAGGAGTAAGAACCGAACTTATAAATTTTACAAGACAATACTATCCTGATCTTGTACAAAATTTTAATGATGCCGGTATTTTTTCTGTTCTTTTAGATTTAAATGCTGCTGTAACTGACAATTTACAGTTTCACATTGATAGAAGTATCCAAGAAACAGTACTACAGTATGCACAACAAAAATCATCCATTTACAATATTGCAAGGACTTACGGTCTTAAAATCCCAGGTCAAAGACCTTCTGTAGCACTTGTTGACTTTTCAATAACGGTTCCAGCTTTTGGTGATAAAGAAGATTTAAGATATTGTGGAATATTAAGAAGAGGAGCTCAAGTTAATGGTGGTGGACAACCATTTGAAACCGTATATGATATTGATTTTGCTTCAGCTATAAACGCAGAAGGATTTCCAAATAGAATTAAAACTCCAAATTTTGATGCAACCGGTAAACTCATCAACTATACAATCACAAAAAGAGAAGTTGTTGTTAATGGTACAACAAAGGTTTTTAAAAGAGTAATAACCGCAAGTGATGTTAGACCATTCTTTGAAATGTTTTTACCAGAAAAAAATGTACTTGGTGTTACAAGTGTTTTAATTAAAGAAGGAACACAATATACAACAATACCACAACCTCAAGAATTTTTAGGATTAAATAATAGATGGTACGAAGTACAAGCCCTAATGGAAGATAGAGTTTTTATTGAAGACCCAACTAAAGTTTCTGACAATCCAGGTATAAAGGTAGGAAAATATATCTACACAAGTGATAAATTTATTACAGAATTTACACCAGAAGGTTTCTTTAAAATGACATTTGGTGGTGGTAACACATCAGCTGAAGATCAATTAAGAGAATTTACAAGAGACGGCGTTGGGTTTAACCTCTCAAAGTACTCAAATAATCTTGCTCTTGGAAGCACTCTTAAACCAAACACAACTATGTTCGTTCAATATAGAGTTGGCGGGGGACAAGCAAGTAATTTAGGTATTGGAGTAATTAACCAAATTGGTACGGTTTCTTTTGCGGTAAATGGACCGTCACAAAGTGCGAATAATAGTGTTGTTAACTCCTTAAGATGTAATAACTTAACTGCCGCAATTGGTGGTGCTAATAACCCAACTTCAGAAGAAGTAAGACAAATGGTTTCATTTAACTTTGCAGCACAAAACAGAGCTGTAACTATAAATGATTATGAGTCAATAATTAGAACAATGCCATCACAATTTGGTGCTCCAGCAAAAGTAACAATCACTGAAGAAAACAACAAAATTAAAATAAAATTGTTATCATATGATAGTGATGGTAAACTAACTGAGATAAATTCAAACACATTAAAACAAAATATAGCAAATTATCTTTCTAACTATAGAATGATAAATGATTATATCTCGGTTGAAAGTGCAAATGTAATTGATCTTGGTGTTACTGTTGATGTTGTACTTGACGCTAGTCAAAATCAAGGATCACTTGTTACACAAATTATAGACATCATAACAAAATATTTTTCACCAGGAAATAGACAGATGGGTGAAAATGTTTATGTTTCAGACATTAGAAGACAGATCCAAGCACTTGACGGTGTAATTAGTATTTCAGATATATTGTTTTTTAACAAAGTTGGTGGTCAATATTCATCATCTCAAACATCTCAAAGATATTCGGATCCGGAAACAAAACAAATTGAATTAATTGCCGATACAATTTTTGCCGAACCAACACAAACATATCAAATTAGATTCCCAAATAAGGACATTAACGTAAGAGTTCTTAATTTCAAAGGAGTCAATTTCTCTTGATAATTTATTTTTTCAAAATAAAGATTATTTTTTGAAAATAGGAAATAAACTATTTATCAAAAAAGAGAATTTTAATGCCCAAATCGCATAGAATAAGAACCCAGGTAGGAATTGATAAAGCAATCAAAGTTAATCTACAACAGGATTTTGAAAGTATTAACATATTATCATTAAAAATCCTACAAAGTGACATATACAATAGACAATGTTCCGATTATGGGGTTATTGTTGGAAGGGTATTTGTAAATGGTGGATTTGGTCTACCAAACGCAAGAGTATCCATTTTTATTCCTTTAAGCGACGAGGACGCAACAAATCCGGTAATCACCGAATTATACCCATATCAAAGTATTTCAGATGTAAGTGAAGATGGTTATAGATATAATTTATTACCAAAAGATCCATCATATGATGGTCACGTTGCTACTGGTACATTTCCTAACAGAGAAGAGGTTTTACTTGATCAGTCATATATTGAAGTTTACGACAAGTATTATAAGTATACAACAAAAACAAATGAAAGTGGTGATTATATGATTTTTGGAGTTCCACTTGGAACCCAAACAGTTTTTATGGATTGTGACCTTTCTGACATTGGATGTTTTTCTTTAGTACCACAAGACTTAATTCAGGCTGGAATAGCAACTGAGGAACAAGTTGATGGAAATAAATTTAAATCATCAACAAATCTCTCAGAATTACCACAGATTAAAACATTAAATAAAATTATTGAAATTGCACCACTTTGGGGTGAACCAGAAGTGTGTCAATTAGGTATTACAAGAGTTGATTTTGATTTAACAGCTGAAGCTAATGTAAAAATTGAACCGAAATCAATTTTTATGGGATCAATTATTTCCACATCTAATGATGATTTTTTGAAAGTTAGTTGTAAACCAAAGAATGATACTGGAAATCTTTGTGAATTAATTGCAGGTCAAGGTCAAATTTTAGCAATAAGACAAACAATAAATAATGACGCACTTGGTCAACCGGTTCTTGAGGAATATAAATTAGAACAAGGTGGAAAAGTAATTGATGAGGACGGCGCTTACCTTGTCAATCTACCTATGAACCTTGATTATATCTATACAAATGAATTTGGTGAAACCGCAATATCAACAGACCCAAAAATAGGTATCCCAACTAAAGGAAAATATAGGTTTAAATTTAAATGGAATAATGAAGGTGGGTTACAAAACGAAATACAACGAGCAAACTTTTTTGTACCAAATATTAAAGAATATGGTTGGGATAATGGTTCCGGATATAATGATGACCCATTAAAAACTGGTACCACAACCTCAGTAAACTTTACAATTCCAGCCGGTGGAACAAGTACTTTATTTACATTTCCAAATGGTGGCGGACTTGTTTACGATAATATTATAAACGCAACTAACTTTTCTATCGCAATAAACGGATCACCATATTACGGTGATACACAAGTAATCCCAATTAACGCAGGTGATCAAGTTGAGATAACACCAAATTTTATTGATGTAACACAACAAGCTGAAGTCTTATTTAATTTTTATAATCAAGAATATTTTGATTTATTAAGATCATATAGTTTTAGTTTAGATTGGGATGATTATGTTAACCCATCTGCGGCAATTAATTGTGAAGATACGTTTTATGAATTTCACTATAATAAAGTTTACACAACCTCAATGTTCCTTGACCGATACAAAAAAGGTATTGGTAGGGCAAGACATTTAGGGATAAAAGAAATTGATAATAGAACTTGTAAATCAACAGTTAATACATTTCCAGTAAATGATATAGTAAGAAATTTTGATTGGATATTTTTTGTATTCAATTTACTAATGTCAATTTTAGCGTTTCCGATTTTAGCTATTTTATTTATAGCACATCTTATCTCACTTTTATGGCCAATTTTAAAATGGATTTTAATTGCCTTATCACTTTATTTTGCTGTACAATCAGCTTTTGCTATATATGAAATTGCAACTGAAATTGCTGCGGTAGGTAACGAATTACTTGGTGTTTTTAGCGCCGGACCAACAGGTGTTGTTGTAAACATTACAAATATTTTAGAAGCTCTCAGATTGAGTTTACTTATTATAGTTTTAATTATTAAAGCAATTTTTATTGTTGGTATATCAGTTGCATTTGTTGCACTTGCGATATTTGCGGCGCTTAGAATTACAGAATTTTCCAGAATTGGACTTCCAATGATTTCGTATCCAGATTGTACAACATGTGATTGTGATTGTGGAAATGCTGAAATGCCAGATGATTTTGATTCTGAAAGTGTGAATAACTCTATAAATGAAGAGGGTAATGCTAATTTTGAGGGTGGCGCATCTTCTGAATATGTACCAACCTCATCATCAAAACAAACTTCAATATTTGCACCAATAAATAATATAGGAAAATACACTAATAATCACCCAAATATTGATCAACCATTAAAACCAGCAGGAAGTCCTGGCGGTAACGATGATGAGCCTAGAGAAGATTATGGGAATTTTTGGTTTGATGGTATTGGAAACCAAGGAGGGCCAAACAAACAATATAGATCGTTCCAAAACCAGGTTTACGACCAAAAACTAAATGGTAGTGTAGCTGTTGCGGCACAACTTGGATTCAATAGACTATCAGCTGGAAGTGAGTCGTTAGATAGTGAAGATATGACAAGAGGAATACCCGATAAATATTGTTTACATGCACCACAACCATTTTTATTTGCTACTTACAGAATGTTTGGTAATAGTGGTAATAGTTATAGGTTTTTAGGACACCCAATTACTGAAGCGTTTTCGCAAAAATTAAATGAGTTTAATTACAGACAAAAATATTTTGATGGTGTAAACAGAATGAAAGTTACGTTCAATACCCCAGATAATGTTACTAATCATTACGATCAACCATTAGTTATATTAGCAAAAAAAGGAACACTAGAAAGTCTAGGTACTGGAAAGTTAATAACATTCCAAGACTCAACACTATCTAATTGTAATATTAATATTACTGGCGCAACATTTTTTAGTGGGAATACTAATCAATTTGGTAACAACTCTGTTACCGGAACAACAACAACTGGTTTAACAACAACAATAGTTAACTACGCTGACATAACAAACTCACAACTTATTGGTTCAGCATCTTACATTTTAAGAAATACTGGAAATACTGAATCATTTTTACAATACCCAATTGATTTAGAATATTTCCAAGTAATTACAGGTTTTACATATAATCAATTTAGTACATTACCAAGTTTTACAACCGCAAATTATACTTATTTCCCAAACAAATATTTAAAACATAAAACTATTTATACTTACGCAAATGATAATACAAATTTTCCAGACCCAACAGGTGCTGGAGAGTATTTATACACATTATTCAGTGCTTCACCAACCGGACTTACAGCAAAAGGTTTAGGAGTTACAACCCATATTCCGTTAACAAATAATACGGATCAAAATTGTTCTACAATATTAAAAATTGAAGATTATGGTGATATTGAAATTATTGTTTTAGCTAGAGGTGTTGACCCACATTCACCTAAACAAAAAAACAGATATGATTTATCAATATTATTAGGACAAACAACAGAAAATGGTAGTTTAGTTGTTGAAGGTGATTACTATCTTAACATCCCAATACAAGGATATTCAACAGCCGAATCACCAAATGGAAGGTTGCCTGAAACACATTCTTCATTAATCATACCTACAAATGACACACCAGGTAGAAATTTATATTTTGAACCTTATAACTTTAAAATATCACCATCATTTTTAGACGGAACAACAGTTTGTAATGAGTTCGTTAATTTCCAATCAAATTTACCATTTTATTATTCAAATATTGACGAACCAGAAGCCGTTGGGTACACACCAAATGCTGCAAAATTCCCAGCAACTATGTCATTATTCGTAACAACAAATGGGACAATAAATGTGGGACAAAGAAGTAGATTGTTACCGGCACTTTATGGTCCCACATTAGTAAACACATTTATAAACCAAACTTTTACAAACACCTATTATTATGCTGGAGGATCGTTTACCGCATCCGGAACATTTGACAATGGATCCGTTAAAGTTGGGGATAAATTAATTAACGGAGATGATGAAGATTTTGTTTGGAATAATTTAGGTATAAGGAGGTTTGGTGTTTACTCACCAGCTTATTATCGTTATAGCACATACCCACAAATTGGATTTAATGTTACTCAAAACACCCCAGCTGCAAAACAATACCTTGTAATGAGAAGTGATAGAATCCCAACTTCTACTTGTGTTGAAGAATTACCATCTAGTTTTACAAGTTTTGGTCTTCACCAAAATAATAATTTCTGTGTATTCAGTGCTAATAATCCAGGTTCACCGATAGTTGGGTTTGAACCAGATTTAGGATCAGGACAACAACAATTTGACGAAAGTCAAAATGTTCAAAGTCTAACATCAACATTAACCTGTGAAGGTATGGTTTCTTTACAATGTTATTCTGGAAGCGGAACAAATGTTGGTGTCAACTCAAGCTGTGCCGTACCACCAAATAGAGTTAAACAAGGATGTTACTGTCTATTAAACCCTAAAGATAGTGATAATAAGATATTTAAAAAATTATATTTAGTTAATGGTGCATATAAAGATGATGCTAAATTGTTCCTTGAATGGAAAACTAGATTTACAATTACATTTGCGGCATGTAGAGGTGTATTTGCACAAGTTTTCCAGAATAACTGGATAAATGGAGTTTTATATATGTTCTCGTTTAATAAATCTACAACATATAATTTACAACAACCAGATGAACCAAAATATAATTATTGTCAAGATACGATAGTGTTTAATGATATTACAAAAGGATTTTATTATAGAAGTTCACCTTGGGACGGTTCTAATTTCATAGGTGTTGATTCACCACCAAAAATAGGTGTACCACCTTACTTAAAGAATGTTTATCCAGGATTTGGATATAACGAACAAAGAATCCAATTCCCAACAACAGTTATGGATATGGGACCAAGAGATTCATTTATTAATCAAATATGTAATGATACAAATCTTGATGGTTATATTGCCGATCAGTTAAGATCAACCTCGTATAAGGACAATTCAGATATCATACAAATGGGATTCATTTCCAGACTTTTAAACGAAAGATTTAGACAAAGGATTTTACCAATTAGTACCGGTGGTAACGATAGCGAAGGGAAAGGAATTATTCAGTTCTTTAATAGCGATAGAGAAGGTGAAAGAATTGATGGTGATTTTGCACAAGCGTTATCTATAAATTCAGAATGGAATGTAACACCTTATATTGAAGAAAATTACCCAAATAATTACCTATTTATTGGGGATGAAGGTCCATCAGAATACAGATCTGTGTTTGGTGTATTTTTCTCTTCATCAACAGAAGAATTTAGATATAGAAGAAGATTAACACCTGGTATTGAAACATATACTTCTACCTGTGGTCCTGTTTTAAATTTTTATGGACATTCTTCGGATCAAATTGTTCCACACTACAAATGGCAAATAACAACATCAACAAACATTTTTGGTAGTGAGGATAATAACTGGGTAACAACAGCAAATTTAAACTCAACCGGAAATGGGTTTTATAGTCAATATTATCAAAATTTAGATTTTAATAATGCAGATGAATATTATTTAACAAACACATCAAGTTTTGGGTTTATAACAAATTTTGACTCAAACGGTAATCCAATAACTGGTGTTACCGCAAGTGCTGGCATTATAACAGGAAAACCAAATGATAAACCAATCTTAGTTGGAGCTCCGTTCTTCTTCTATTTTGGTTTAAATAATGGAAAAACCGCTATGGATAAATTTGCTAAATTATATCTTGAAACCGAATAATGAGTATAGATAGTCCAAATAACATTTTATTAGGTAGTAAAAGATACCAAGGAGCACCTGACATTGATATGTCAGAGAAAGTTGTATTGGAACAAACTTCTCACGAAGAGGTTGAATATGAGAGAACTATAGATATAAGTCTAGCTCAAATTTTTGATGATGAACGACAAACTTCCGAAGTGTTTAGACCAACAACAAAGTTTAATTTTGTATTTAAAAACGTTTACTACGGAACATCAAACTTTCAACCATTCTATAACTATTTTTATTATGTTGATTTAGTTGAAAGTGCCCAACAATCATTATGCATTCAACCACCGGTATGGTATGGATACCCGCAATATGATGAATTTGATTTTATTAGAACTGATAATAATAAAAATGGTTACACATCTGGCACACCAAACCATAAAACTTTTATAAATAAAAGTGCGTCAACATATAATTGGACACAATATATTAGTTATGCATTTGAAAACGATTATAATAAATTACTATATTGTTCGGATCCTGAATATGTTATAAATTGGAACTGGAATGCCGGAGACGGAATCCCATTTTACATTAGTAATATTACTAGCGATTCAATTGTGTTTAAATGTCCTATGAAACACGGGTTAATTGTTGGTGAATATGTTAAATTATCTTTTAACTATAATGGCACTGACGTTTTTGCTGTTAGTGGTTTAGGTGATGGTGGATCTGGAAGTGATGAATATATTTTCAGTATAGATAATATTGGATTTATAGGTACAACATTTAATATTGGTGTTACTGGAAATTTAAAAAGAGTAATTAACCCAACAAATGAAACTGAAACAACATCAAAATATTACATACGAAGACATAGAATAATTACTGTTTCAGATGATGCCGTTTTAGTTAATAGTGGATATGAACAAAGTATTTTTAATAAAAAAACACAATTAGAAAAAGTATTATCTGGTGGAACACCATTACAAATTTTAACACCACCAACCTGCCCAAGAACATCTGTTTTAGAAGGTAGTCAAAATTATACATTATCTTTTAATAGAGACATTGATATTTCTGGAATTTTAGATAATCAAAAAAGACCGGTTAGTGAATTGTTTTTCACAACAATTTGGAAAGGTTATTATGGTTGGACAAATAGATTAAAAGAAGGACATTATTTTAACTCTTATTTGGATGGTGCGGTACCTAATTTTTGGTGGAATACCGCAAACCCAGGATCTGATTCAACAATCCCTTTTAGTACATACAATACTAACTACCCTGGTGTTTTCCCACAATTTGTTTATACACAAGATTTAACAAGTGGTGACACGATTGATGGTGATTATTGTGAATGGAATGATTTTGAACAATTAGAAAGAGTTGTGTCTAGAAAAATACATAAGATTACATTTAATCAAAATCATTTTGCAACAAATCCTTTATTACCAAATACGAATAAATATGGGTACTACTACTTCCCTTTAAGTCCATTAACAATTAAAGTTTATTCTGATTATATTGAAGAGGGCGATCCAAATCAAGTGACCAATATACCAACTTACGCATTCTATTCAAACGCGTCAAATGGATTTAGGTGGCGAGATATTTATCCTTACGGATATGTTGACACAAATGACTTAGGTGTTGATTATCCATTCACAAATGGGACACATTATCCATTTAAGACGACTATTTTCAGATTATATTCGGAAGGTACAGGAGTCCAAGACATAACACAAATACCAGACCCTACAACAGATGAGTGTGAGTAAGTATAAAATATTAATTCCAACAACTGACAAACAGATCAATATTCCAATTGAGATGAAATGGGATTTTACTGAAAGAGATCAGGCTATAGATAGATATCAAAATGAAGTTTTAAATGAACTCATAGGTCCAGTTAATGATTTTGAACTTGTAAGGTTTTCACACGAAGATTATTTATCGGCAAACACAAACGACTTTGTTACAAAAATATTTTATGAGTTTAATTTTTTTGATACCGGAAGTACAATAAACAACCCAACAGCCTGGGTTAATAGTTACATATATGAAGGATTTTCACCATTAGAAATATATTCGTATTCAAAACCTTTTACAAAATCATTTTTTAAAATTGACTTTTATGATACACCAGATGAAGCATCACAGATAAATTATTTTACAATAATATTACCAGTACAACAAGGTGATTTTGAAACTGTTACAATCTCATCTTCATTATCAAATGTTAAAATAAGAAAACCAAGGATGGGTCTTGATTTTATTGGTGATAAAGAAGGTTTCTTCATTTATTGGTTAAGAAAAAGAACTTACATAGATAAAGATGAGTTCTATATGAGTGCAAAATTTTTTAATGGTAAAACCGGAACATTTACAAGAATGATGAACAGACCGCAATCAACATTACTTGGAAATTATTATACATTCAATAGTAACGATTATTTTTATTATAAAGTTAAATTAAATTATGACCAAAGAAATTACCAAGCAACTTCAACGGTCACAAACAATAGAGTCGGAGACGAAATAAACCCAATTTCTTGGTATGAATATGTAAATCCATAATGGAAGAACAAAAGTATTATTTTAAGATTTCTCCGGAAAATATTAAAGGTGATTTAATTACGGTTCCCTATACAGGCGAAACTGATATTTCAGTTTTTATTGATCCTTGCTGTCCATCAAATTCCACAATTACTATAAATACCTTAACTGGAGACACTGGGTATTACCTTCCAATGGATATTGTTTTATCTGGTGGTACAAGTGGAACATCAATTCTTGAATGTTTATCAATTAATTTACTCTTTACTGAAAATACTGTTGATTTTGGGTATTATACACCTTTTGATGGTGCTGTATTACAAAAAGATGTTATTACAAATTTCCTTTGGTCTGGAAGCACTGGTAGCCCATACAATGTTGTATTTTATAATACATCAGAGACCGATGTGACTAAATTTTTAGAACTTTGTACATTTGTGTTAGATTGGGGTGATGGGTCACCATTAGTTACATTAACCGGTGGAGCACCACTTACACATTCATATCCACCAGCAACAACAACATATGAAATTGTTTTAACTTGTTACTCACCCTGGGGTATATCAACAGTTACAAAACCAATTAATTTACCATATACAAATGTTACAATACCAAATGAAAATGGTACTTCGTATTTTACACCAACAAATTGTAGTTGGACTGGAACTCCAGTAAGTTACGATTTTATTTTTACCGGAGACTCAAATACAAACCTTTTGGATCATATAAGTAGCGGATACACAACAACACCATATTTGATTACCGGAACAACAAGAAGTTCAATTAACGACCTAAGAGTTTATGGTCCCAAATATAATTTATTTGGTGGTAAGTTTAAATTAAATGTACCAGTAACAGGAACTTCTGGTAGTGTTGGTATTGTTTATGGTCCTGATCCGACAGGATTATATACCGCCTATACAATTAACGATATATTATATTGGGATTTAAGTGGTGGAACAACAATTTTCTTTGCAACATCTTATGGGATCCAAGAAGACCTTTATACCCTTTCCGCGATTACAAAAAATGAGGCTCTTATGAATGTGATTGATGAACCACAAATACAATCTGATTTATTTGTTGAGAGAGGTAAACTATCAGGACTTGAAGCCTTACAGAGATTAGGTGAAATTGATAATTTGGGAGATATTAACAAATATGGATATGGGTATTTTAAAGTTAAAAAATACTAAACTCTGTATTTATAAAAAGATAAACATTACTAAAATTTAAATTGTGGCAACAGGTAGTTACGGAACAATTAGACCGGCAGATGTAAGTCCGGATGATGTGGAGATAATTTTAAATTATACACCATCCAGAGATAATACTGATAATTTTTTACTTACAACACTTGACGCAAAAAATGTATTGGTACCATATTTCCACAATAATAATACTGGTGGAAACGCAAATGTTGAGATATTAGGTGGTTTATATAATTTAAAACTACCTGCCGATCAATTTAATAAACTCGGAATTTACACACTTTATATAAGACCTGCCGAAATCAGAACCAAAATAACAGATTGTGGTGTATTATCAGCACTACCAAATGTTAGAGGTATTGTAATTGACATTAACAATGTCCCAGCAAATTTTAAAAATAAATTTGTAAACCAAGGATTAATTGGGTTTAGAGTTGAATATCTAAACGATAATGGTACAAAAATACCAAACTTTTTTAGAATAATTACCTCATCTTTTTATTGTGAACCAGTTTATCAAAACCTTACAAATACATCACAAAAGTCAATTAGATATAGGTATGTTGAAGGGACAACTAATTTGATATTTTGTACTCTTTCACCAGCTTCATCACCAACCAACAAACCAAATGCGATACCATATATTGGACAACCAAATCAAAATATTATTATAACAAATACTTTTTTTAACCCAATAACAACCGAAATTGAAATTGTTGATCAGGACATCTCAACTCTTGCAATAGCTCTTTATGGTAATCAAACTAAGTCTATGGATGATGGTATTTACACAATCTATGACAACCAAAATAACATTTATAAACAATACAATCTATACGAAATTAGAGACCAGTTTAATAACCCACTTTATGAGGTTAGACAAGATCGTGGTACTAATATAGATTTCAGTAAAGCTTTTAATAACATTACCGGATAATGGCTATTAGTAAATTTACTTGTCCGCCCCAAGCTTCAGCTCAGGGATCTTTTTCTGACAATTTAGTTGGATTACAAATTGTCGATGGGGGAGGTCTTACACAAGGAAATTTTCAGTTTACAACTACAATTAGTGAAAAACAAGACCGTAATTTTGAGATAGGATCATTCTCAGATCCAATATCATTAGATTCTATGAATATATCTAATGTTGAACAGTCTAAAATGATTATCGCAAATAATTTACAAGTTTACCCAAACTATGACTTATCGCAAATTACAAACTTTACACTTTACGGTTCGCTTGTTTTAAGAGTGTCGGCCGCAATATCAAAAATAATTAATTTCTTTCCAGCCGCATTAGATGTTTCTTCATTAAGACCAGATTTTAGTACTGGGTACACCGTAACAAATATATCATACGATAAGATTGAAAATGAGACATCTATTGAAATTTATTTGGACGCAATAAAAAATCCATTTGGAATTGATTTTAGTGAAAATGCCGATAGAAATACGGCATCCTACGAATTTTCAACATCCGAGTTAAGAAATATGAAAAAGAATTATATTAAATATTCTTTATTTCTTAATGGTGAGGAATACCCCCTAAATGATATTGTTCCAATAAAAAGTACAGACACTACTTTTACGGTTTATTTAAAAGGTGAACCATTCCCAAACCAGTACTTTTCCGATTCAAGTTTTTTAATTAAACCATCTGACTTTTACACAAACGAAGTTTTTCTAAATAATTTTGATACTGTAGAAAACTTTTTATTAAATAGACAAAACACACCAATATATACAGCATACTTCCAGGTACCGAGAGAAAATGAGGACGGAACATATACCTTTACTTATGAAGCTTTAAAATTTCCTGTGGATGGAACCTGGAACTTAGATATTTCCACTTTAGCCTTCCAAAATTACTTGAATCAATTAAATAATTTTGCTGTTAATTTGGATGAGTATACGACTAATTTAATTTCAAGATTTTTTACCACAGCATCACTTAAAGAGTTTGATACTGTAGATAGAAAATTTGAAAAAATAATACAAATATACGGAAGAAGTTTTGATGAAACAAAACAATTTATTGGGACTCTAGCAAATATGAACTCGGTAAATTACAATATTAAAAATGATATACCATCACAACTGCTAAAAAATCTTGCACAAACTTTAGGTTGGAATATAAACATATCGCCAACAACTGAAACAAATTTTTTAAATTCTGTATTCAAACCAACTGATAGTAATTTTGAGGGAGTACCGGTAGGTCAAACGCCAGACGAATTAAATTATCAATATTATAGAAATTTGATAATGAACTCTGCGTTTCTATTTAAGTCAAAGGGAACCAGAAAATCAATTGAGGTTTTGATGAGGTTTATTGGTGCTCCAGATTTTTTAGTTGATTTTAACGAATATGTATACCTTGCAGATCAAAGAATATCCATAACTGATTTTGAAACACAATATGCAAATATTTCAGGTGGAACATACACCCAGGTAACACCGGTTTTAGACCCAACAGACGTGTATTCAATTATGGGGGTACAATATACTGGGGTCACATTATCAAGTGATACTAAAGATGTTAGTATAACTTCGGTTGATTATCCAATAGATCAATACGGTTGTCCATATATGCCACCAGATGGTGAAAGTTATTATTTCCAGATTGGTGGTGGGTGGTTTGAATCAACACCTCAACATAGAATGCCAGAACAAGTTGACTTAACAACTTCAGTATTTACTGGGACAAACCCAAATTATCAAACAAAATTAAAACCATTTAATTATGGTGAAGAATATCTTGACAGATATAGAAAGTTCCCGTATATGAATTTAGGGCTCAAATTGAGAAGAGTACAAGATAATAAAAAAAGTTGGACAGATAATGATAATGGGTTAAGAACAAGTTTTGATGCTAATTTTAATTCCTATTACCCAACATCTGAAGATTGTTTGGTACTTAATGTTAAAAATGTTGACATAATGTTAAACCCAAGTTTGGGTCTAGCATATGATGTTTGGTCAATGTCAAGAAGATATAATTACCCAATACCAAATGAAGGTTTAAATTATGTTGAACCAACATATTGTAATCCAAATCCAAATACACCGTACCCAAAAAGAGGTGGGATTGATTGGACAGAAATTGTACCAAAACCAAAAGAAAAAACATTTTTTGAGTTTTTACAAACATTTTGGCATAACACAATTAATGTTAGAAATAGACAATTTATCACTGATGGTAAAACCGGTGGCTACCCAACCCTACAATCTATATATTGGAAGTATCTTGAATCAAGAACATTAGCAGGACTTCCAAATGATAATTTTACATATCAACCACTAATTGATTATGTTGTTGGAATGGGAGATTATTGGGTTAGACTTGTTGAACAAATGGTTCCGGCAACAACAATCTGGAATACTGGTATTAGATACGAAAATTCTATTTTTCATAGACAAAAATTTGTCTGGAGACGACAATTTGGTTGTAAAATTGTTCCGATACCTTGCAAACCTTGTGAAGTTACCGGACAACTATTCGCTTACGATTGCCCAACTCAAATAATTGAATGTCCATTATATCCTTGGAACGCAGATCCTACTTATCTAACTTTTGGTAATTTACTTGCAAATGTAATTAAAGAAAAAATAATACCAAGTGGTTTAACACTTAATGATTGTCAATTAAATAGTGTTGTCGCAAATTGGTTTGTTGATATTAGATATGATGGAACACCATTAATTATAGAACCATTTGCGGTAACTAGTGGATATTATTCATACCCAACAAATCAAGAATGGATAGATGGATTAAATTCGGCATTTACTAATTTACAAAATAGTGGATATGAATATTTTATAGATGAGGACAATGAAACAATAACAGTTTACAATATAAATTGTTCTGTGTTGAATAACGAGGACTTATTTCAAATAAATGTGGGAATAAACTTTACGATACTTTGTGATCAAACAGGGATAGGATAATATGAGTTACATTGGATTAAATAATTTTTCAATAACCGGAGATTGTAATAACACATCATCTGGTGAAATCTATTTTGAAATAACCGGAGATTCACCAAATTGGTTAGTTACGGAAGTAAGTTCAAGTGGTCTTTTACCAACAACAGTTCTCACACCATTATCTTTCACATACTATGTTGGAGGACTACCATTTGGAAGTTACCAACTAATCGTTACCGACAGTGGAGGCTCACCACAGTACCCAATTTCTTTTTATATCTCAACAGGAACAACAACTAGCGCAGTTTCAGAAGATACAACATGCAATTTACCAAATGGTAGTGTTACAGGTTACACAACATATAACTACGGAACATCAGTTTTCTATCTTTACGACACTTCAAACACACTAATTGATTCGGCAAGCCCAATTCCACCTAGTACGAATTATGTTTTTACAAATTTAACACCTGGTGATTACTATATTATTGCCGATGACGGTGGTGGATGTTCAGGTCAAAGTGAATCTGTTATTGTTAGATCAAGTACAAATTTTACATTTGGTTATTATTCTGTTGACGACGCAAGTTGTGTCCTAGGACAAGGAACCGGAAAAATCTACATAACAGGACTTACAAACCCAACAAGTGCCTTTACAATAAATTGGTTATCAGATGTAAACGGTCAAACTGGAACTGTTGTAACTGGATTAACACAAGGATTATATACTGTTGAAATTACAAATTCGGTTGGTTGTACAAATACCGAATCAATTTATATTGACAATATTCCACCAATTGGAATTGCAAATGGTAGTTCAATAACGGTAGCACCAACTTGTTTTAATAGTGATGGATCAATTACCGTCATTGTTACTGGAGGTACCGCACCTTTTTATTACAGTTGCTCAAATGGAGATTCCGCAATTTCTTTTAGCACAACACATACATTTAGTAATTTAACCGCCGATCTATACACAATAACTGTAACTGACGCAGGACTTTGTCAAACATCAATTCCTGTGACTTTGGCAACACCAGGATCATTTGGTGTTGTAAGTATTTCTACAACAAACTCAAATTGCAATTCAAGTAACGGGGTTGTAAATGTAACCGTAAACAATGGCGTTGGTGGGTTTAACTTTACATATACTCTCTCTGGAAATACCGGACTAATATCCGTTTCTCCAAATCAAGGACAAAGTCACACATTTAATGGTGTACCATCCGGTGATTATATTGTTTTAGTTGATGATAATTTAGGTTGTGTATTTACTGGGACAACTACAATAATAAATGAGAATAAGTTTACTATTTCAGCTGCAACAACCGGAACAACTTGTGGGTTAAATAATGGATCAATTATAATCTCAACATCAACCGGAGGAACATTACCATATTCATATAATTTAGTAGGACCTTTATTTGACCCATCACCATCAAATATTACACAATTAAGTGGTGTTTTTAACAATTTAAAATCTGGAAATTATACTCTAACTGTAACTGATAGTACTGGTTGTCAACAAATTACGGGTGTATATATTGATCCGTCAAGTCCAGTCCAATTCACATTAGTAAAAACAGACCCAGTACTTGGAAACGATGGTACAATTGATTTAATTATAACTGCCGGAAATCCACCATTTACATATAATTGGTCACCAAACGTTGGATTACAAACTGGTTTATCAATTACAGGTCTTTCATCTGGAATATATACCGTATTAGTTACCGATTCTGACGGATGTCAACTTTTCAAATCGATTAAATTAGCCGGTACTGATCTTATACAAAATTACGATTATGTAACAATTTGTGAGAAACCATTTGGCGCTAGTGATATTGTTGGAAAAAGAGGAATACAACAAATGTATAATGAGGGTTATAGTGATTTAATTTCTGGCGACACAAATTGTATATTAAATTCTGCAGAATTTAAAGCTGTTGTTGAAGTAGGTGACGAAATTGTTGAAAATACTTTTTATACATCAACGACACTCCAGGATTTCCCAACTGATTTTTTATGGGCTGATACATTACAAACTGTACTTGAATCATTCACGGGTATTGGTGAAGTTGTTGTTGATCTTGCTAATAACACAATAACAATCACAAATGATTGTGAGGAAATAAACAAAAATTGTGGAACACAAACATATAATCTTTTAAACGATACAAGAATTATTGTAAATATGGTAATTACTTATAACATTTCTTGTGTTGCATGTAATTAATTATGACACAACTAACCATAAATTCAATCATAGGTCTTATTCCACCATTTAGTGGATATGCTTGTGATGTTTATGGAAATCAATGTGTTTACATTGGTGAAATTACAACAACTCCGGTTACATTAACACTTCCATCGCAATTTAATATGGCACCAGCAATTGGTTTAAAACTAATTGATGGAACTGGGTGTGAAAAATTTAGAATATTAATTTGTATTGATGATCCACTTGTTGAGAAACAATTCCAGGACTACGATGATTTCTTCTTTATGGATTATGAAATTTATCAGTTCCAATAATAAGTTATTGAAGTATTTATAAATAAAAATATAAAATGGCAATTCTTACAGATAGAGATTTAGCACAAGCGTCAGCAATAACAGCAACGACACTTATTCATATTGTAGATCCTTATGATCAATCACAAAACCCAGCGGGATCATCATATAAAGCAACTCTTGGTCAAGTATTAACACTTTTTAGTGGTGCAACATCAATATATGAAGTTGGTTCTGGTACATTATCAGTACAGAGGATTGGTGTTAATGCCGATGCAAGTGGTAATTATTCAACAATAAGTGGCGGGTATAAAAACACAGCAAATTCCGATTATTCAGTTGTAAGTGGGGGATTTAGTAATACAACATCTAATAATTATTCAACAATAAGTGGTGGTTATTGTAATACATCAGAACAATATGGTTCATTTATTGGTGCCGGTGGATGTAATAGTATTTTGGACAATACAACAACTAGATCTGTAATTGTTGGAGGACTTTCAAATGTTGTAGAACAAGGTTACGGTAATTTTATTGGTGGCGGATTTAGTAATACAACATCTAATAATTATTCAACAATAAGTGGTGGATATTGTAACACATCAAGCGGTGGCGGGTCAACAATAGGAGGAGGAAGATTTAATGTATCGAGTGGAGATTGTTCTCCAACCGTAGGTGGCGGAGAAAGCAACACATCAAATGGGTGTTACTCAACCATAAGTGGTGGTCGTTGTAATACCGCATTTGGAAATAATTCATATATTGGTGGTGGTCAAAATAATACGACTGACTCTGGATATTATCAAGGAACCACAATAGTTGGTGGTGCATATAATACAGCAATAAATGCATATAATTTAATTGGTGGTGGTTATTTTAACACAACTGACCTTGGTAGTTTTTCTGTACTAACTGGTGGCTATTGTAATGTTTCAAATGGAGATTATCTATCAATTGGTGGTGGCCGTGAAAACACTTCATTAGATAATTTTTCTGTAATTGGTGGCGGACAAAGCAATACAAATACAAGTTGTTTTTCATCAATTGTTGGTGGACTTTCAGGACTTACAAGTGGTATTTTTTCATTTGTTGGTGGTGGTCGTTGTAATACAACTTTAGGTAGTTGTTCTGTTGTCGTTGGCGGGTTACTTAATACTGCTAATGGTAGTAATTCTTTTGTTGGTGGTGGAGGACAAAATACAACCTCAAACAGTTATAATGTAATTGGTGGTGGTGGTGAGAATACAACAATAGGTTGTTATTCATTTGTTGGTGGGGGATGTCTTAACACAATAAGTGGATATTATTCAACCGTAGGTGGTGGATATAAAAATTGTACACTTGGTCAAAAATCTTTTGTTGGTGGTGGTGATAAAAATGTTGTTTTAGAGAGTTGCTCAACAATAAGTGGTGGATACTGTAACACAACAATTGATTGTCTTTCTGTTATTGGTGGTGGTAGGGATAACACGACTTGCGGAAGAAATAGTATTATTGTTGGAGGGTCTTATAATAGAGCATTAGTTCAACATGGAATAATTGTAGGTGGTACTTGCAACACTGTTGCTGGTACTTGTTCTACCATCGGTAACGGTGTTTGTAATACAGTAACCGGAAATTTATCAACAATTGGCGGTGGTCAAAATAATACTGCAAGCGCTCTTTTAAGTTCTATTCTTGGTGGGTGTGGTAACATATCATCTTGTAACTATTCTTTTATTGGGGGTGGAAGATGTAATACATCATCAAATTATGATGCTGTTGTTTCCGGTGGTTTTTGTAATGTTTCATCTGGTGTATGGTCTGGTGTTGGAAATGGTATAAAAAATACTGTAATAGGTAATGGATCTAATATTGCTGGTGGTAGAGAAAATACAACATTAAATCAAGATGATACTGTATCTGGTGGTTTTTGTAATAAATCATTAGGAAGTGGCGGATTTGTTGGTGGCGGTTTATGTAACACAACAGTAAGCCCAATCTCAACAATTGGTGGTGGTATTTGTAACACAACAAACGCAATAAGATCTGTAATTGGTGGTGGCGAATCTAACGTAATTAATAATCAATATGGTGGTATTTTAGGAGGATCAGGAAATACAGTTTCACATAATTGTTCTTTTATTGTTGGAAACGCAATTACAACTTCCTGTCCAAATACAACATATATGAATTGTTTATCAATTATGGATCTACAAGATGGTTCAGCAGGATTATTATCTGGTGCGGTATACTATTGCTCAACAGATTCAAATAGATTATATTACGTTCCATAACAAATAATTCACTTTACACATATATATGATATATTTTTCTATATGAAAGATTTAGTATTTGTATGTGCCCATCCGGACATCCCATATTTTCACTGGCAAACAAAAGTTTATACTCACAACTTTATTGAAAAAGGAATAAAACCGGAAAATATTCACGTTTTATTTGTTATTGTTAATGGATCAACTGAACCAACAAAAGAATCTCTTGACTTAAAAGAAATCGGAATTAATGTCCACCATTATTTAGACGATAGAAAAAATAAAAGATATATCCCAAGTCTTAGACCTTTAGCATTATCAAGATGGTTAAAAGAATACCCAGAACTTGGAAAATACTACTTTTATCACGATTCTGATATCATATTTAGAGAATTACCAGATTTTGAAAAATTATTAAAAGATGATTTTGTATATCTTTCAGACACATTAGGATATATAAATTATGATTATATTCTTAGTTGTAGTAAAAGATATGAAAGACAATACCCCCAATTAGAAAAAGACGAGTTACTAAAATTAATGACAGAAACAATTGGAGTCTCAATTGATGATATTAAAAAAATAAATAAAGACTCCGGTGGAGCGCAGTACCTTATCAAAAACACAGATTATACGTTTTGGGAAAAAATATTTAAAGACTGTGAAACACTATACGAAAAGATATTTCTTTTTGATAGAAGACACCCGATACCACACGGTGGACTCCAAATCTGGACATCTGATATGTGGTCCGTACTTTGGAATTTAGTATTAACCGGACACGAAGTTAAAGTAACAGATGATTTAGATTTTTCCTGGGCTACAGATACTATTGAAATCTATGATAAAAAACCAATTTTACATATGGCCGGAGTTACCGATGACATTAAACATACAAAGTTTTATAAAGGAGAATTTATAAATGTTGATCCTTTAGAAAAACTAAAGGAGAATGAAAATTACTTTGATTATGTTGAACCGACAAGTTCTACAATAAAATATATTGAAGTTATGAAATCTTACTTAGAAAAAACAAAAAACTGATTATTTATTATTTGAATGGGTGCTTGTTATGATACATGTTATGTTGTTGAGTTAAAAAACACAGGAACAACTGAAGAATCAATATCTTTTGTTGATTGTAGTGGTTATACACAATCTTTAACAATACAACCTAATGAAATATCTTTAATAAATGTTGATATTGATTTTGCTGTAAGTGGTAATACTAGTGAAAATATTGCAACATCATATTTTGAACATGTAACAGATTTGTATTATTTTAGTTCATGTTGTGAAAACAATGAGTATTTTTGTTTTTTAGCAACAGAAGAATTATTTTCAGATAATTATGGTTTATATAGTGACAATTACATTGTTAGTGACACATCTGAAGAATTAAATTATCAATGCACCTCAGTTTTTGATCTTGAGAGTGTAACATCTTGTCCACCAATTAGTGGTAATTTAATATCAATAATAAATAATTACACAATATATTCTGGAGATATAACAACAAATGGTTGTGTTAACTGTGTAGATGAAAATCCTTGTTTAACACAATGTTACGGACTTTTAGCTTGTGAGGGAATTTACGATTTGATTACATCATCAGATCCATCACTTTCTGGTTATGTTGATACATATGTTAATATTGATATTTTAACACCATTTCCTGAATCACCAACAACACAATTTTTAGTTAAAGATCTTGGTGTTATAGATTGTACTCAGGAATATACTTTTACATATACCGCAAGTACTGGAACTTGTGATTGTCAGTGTTATAGATTTAAAACACCAAGTGATCCATTTATAACCTCTTTTGTTGATTGTGATGATAACTTATTACAAGTTTATTTACCAACCGGAAAGACAACTAATATTTGTAGTAAAGTTAGACCTATTTTTAACACACAAACTGCAATTCCAGTAAAACTTGGTGGTTTATGTGTGAATGGTGATTGTCCAGATTTACCTATTGTCACAATTGAACCAAGAAACGAATGTGATGTTTTAACAATATTTCCTATGGATGTTAGTTGCTTGGTAACACACCCATCTACACCATACTCTTTTGATGGTGAGGCTCAATTATTAATATCAGGAGGAACACCACCTTATACAGTTTCCTGGGAAATTGGAAGTGTTGCACCAACAATTATTAATTTGAGTGTTGGAAATTATAATGCTACTGTTACTGATTTTTATAATGATTTTGAAATAAACACAACTTGTGTTTTAACAGCTGAAACTCCAGCAACAACTACAACTACAACAACAGCACCACCATTACCTACATACGATAACTTATGTATGTTTGTTAAATATTTAAAACCAAAAATCACAGTTCAAATACAATTTATATTCAATGGATACTTGAATGGAAAACCAACTTGGGTTTCTAATGATAGTGTTTATGATTTATACTGGAACACAGGATCAACACCAAATCAATGGGTTGTGAGTGGATTCCAACCACCAACAACACAAGTTATAAATGTTAACCCAACAACACCACCGATAACCGGATGGCAAGTATTTGGTGAATCTTTAATTTCTAGTGTTTTTGTTGTTAGTGGAAACTGTGAATCAAATCAACCTGTCGAATTTACATATAACGTAACTGAAGCTAAATGTGGTAATAACGGAACAATAACAATACAAGCAACTGGTGGTGATGGTGTATATGAATATTCTGTAGACAATGGAATTACTTGGACAACAAATCCAATATTCCAAAACCTATCCGCAGGATCGTATCAAGTACACGTAAGAGACGGCCTTGGAACAACAACAATCCAAACAGTCGTGGTACCATTAGCCGCAGCACCAACTGTAAATCTTAATTTAAATGTAAATTATTCACTTGGAACATTCACGGTAACATCTGATGTTCCACCAGGATTCACAGTATCATTTGATATTAATCATACAAATATTTTTGAATATTACCCTAGTAATATATCACCTTTACCAACATATAATAATATTGTAACAGTGATAAACCCAAGTTTTGGTCCTTTACCACAAATTGGAATAACACAAACACAACAAACACCAATTATTGTCCCAGCATGTGGTTTAGGTCCTGTATTAAAAAATGTAGAGCAAAAACAATATGGAACAACATTAACAATTACAAATGGACAAACAATAAATGGAACATTTACAAATCAACTAACACAATCAAGTGCGCCTACCAAATGCAAAGGTGCTAATAGAAGTATGCAAATAACACTTACAAATACAAAAGTAAATGATTGTGAATGTTGCGTTATTAAAACAACAAGTTTACAAATTGGTGAAGGTTCTGGGTTAGTAATAAAAGCCTAAACAAATTAGAATAAAAGATATTTATAACTAAATGGCATATATAATTAAAAATACATCTGGACTGGTTAGTACAAGAGTTACTGATATTGGTAGACAGAAGTTGTCACAAGGATTATTTAAAATCTCATACTTCCAAGTTGGGGATAGTGAGGTTTCCTATGATAAAGTTTCATCAACTTACAATCAATCTAACAGTTTTGTATTAGAACCCCAATTTAATAGTCAGAATGGTAGTGGAGTTCCTCAATCAAACAAACAGTATGTAAAATACCCTTATTTTGCCGATTCAAATCAGTCAAATACATATGGAATACCATTTATGGATTCTGTTATTGATCCCGTGTTTAATAGAGCGCCACTTAGAGGATTTTTTGGTGGCATCACAACCGCAACAACCATAAATTGGGAAGCTTTAGTTGGAAACAAATATGTTGTAAGTTCTAACTATATTGTTGATATGTCAACTTTAGATGGGACAGATAAGATAAAACTTATTTATTCTGGATGTAATATAACAAGTGAAAATAAACCACAAATTGGTGATATTATAACAATCTATTATGATGGTAAGGCAAAATATAATTGTGATTGTATTAATTTACCAACACCCACACCAACACCTACAATAAGTCCTTCACCAACAGTTACAGCATCACCAACTCCGTCACCAACGGATATTTGTGCTTCACCGACACCAACACCAACTCCGAGTAAAACACCTTGTTTAACACCAACTCCGAGTCCTCAGTGTCCACTACCACCGGAACCAGAATGTTTCATGCCGGTGAATAGTTGTTATACAATTTTAACTTATAGAATTATTAATGTTTGTGAAGACACAATTACACTTGATAGACCGGTTCCAGATTATAGATATTTCCCTCTTAATTGTTATTCAAGAGTTCTTATCTATCCATCAAATATTAATCAAATTTACGATAGTATTACTCCAGCACCACATTGGAATGAACAAGTAATTAATTTTGAATCTATTTGTGATACAGATCAGTTTGATGTTAAAATTTGGAATATGAATATTCCGTGGACTGAAAACCCAGCTGGGTTAATTCCAAATACATATGAAGATTACACAAAATTTGGTTCGGTTAATTATATCGGTAGTAAAGAATATTTTGGTTATAATTCATCATCAGGTCAGACGGATACTGATATGACTTATTATTATAATTCATTTGGTGAGTTAGTTCAGGTAAAACCAGAAGAACAAAAAGCAATTGCAATTATTCATTATACAAATCAAACGATTGATTTCTTCTATGGTGAGAAATTTGCACTTGAACCATATAACCCAACAAACCCATCGGATACTACTGGACAAGCTAGGAATTTTAAATTACACATTCCTTGGCTTATGTGGCATAAGAATCCGGAGTGTTGTTTTGGTCAAACTTTTTGGGTAGATCCTCCAGGGTTTGAAGGGCTTGACTTATTTAGTATTCATTATTTGAAATCAACTAAGAACTCAGATATGAATCAACCGGGTATTAGATATTATCATTTGTGGGATACAAACCCAAACACAAATGGTATTCCAAATAGAATTGGAAAGGTATTCCCAGATAGCAAGTTAATTATTATTGATGATGAAGAAATTATTGCTGCGATGTCTTACAAGGCAAATAGAAACTGGACATTACCAGCACCACAATTATCATTAATTACACCTAATGTTTGTGATACAACTACAACATCTCAAGGGTTACTTTCTGGTAGTAATGAAACTATGTTTGTAACATATAGACTTACAAATAAATTTGGATATACAAATTCATTACACTGTAATTATTACCAACATATTGTAAATAATAATGACTGTTTCCAGGATGTTTCTAAAAATATTGCGGTAAGATTTGGTGGTGAATTTAATTGTTTGGTACAACCTGGATCAAACCCAACAACAACGACTACAACATATTTCCCAACAACAACGACTACAACATATTTCCCAACAACAACGACTACAACTACAAGTCCATATACTACAACAACCACAACTAGTTATCCTTGTAATACTTGTGATTTACCACTTGGCTATTATGCTGACACATTCCAGATATTAGCACAGAAAGTTGTAACCGGACAAAGACCTGATCCTACTAAATGGAAACTTATTGATTTTACTAGTCAAATTAGTGGAAGTTTTATTGATGGATATGTAACACAATCTTCATTGACTGGTAGTACATTTATTATATCGCCAGACAATTACAATAGTGCACCATATTATAACTTAAACAGTTATATTCCATTAACACCAAATGGTACTACTGGATCAAAACTTAATTTTGGGGACGAGTATTATTTCTACGGATCTTTTGAAACAGATATCCAAGCAACAATATATGAAATGAAATATAAGATAAACTTAAGCTCAAGCGAGTTCCAAGTTTCAACTAACCCAACGTGGACTCCCGGAACAAAATCTTATGTTACAGAAATTGCATTACTTGACGATGATAAGGATATTCTTGTAATGTCAAAACTTCAATCACCAACATTAAGACAAGGTATACAGCAGTTCGTTGTTAAAATAGACTTCTAAAACTTTAATTTTTTAACTTTTCATCTATAATCTATATAAAAGTTTATATATGGCAAAGCAAATTAAAAATTCCCCAAAAGTTCTTGGTTTAGACATATCAACGAAAACAATAGGTTGGGCACTATTTGATATTCAATCACAAGAACTATTGGAACTCACACATATTTCACCAAGACCAAAAATGGCAAAAGAAGATGATGATAAATTAAAAGAACTTCTTTTAAAATCTGAAGTATTTGCTGAGAAATTAAAGCAATACCTTAATTTAGGAATCGTTAAAGTTGTAATAGAAGAACCACTACTTAACTCAAATAATGTTTATACAATCCAAACACTTTTAAGATTTAATAGTTTTGTATTTAAAGAAGTATATAATATTTTAGGTATTGTTCCAGAATTTATCTCAACTTACAACTCAAGAAAATTTGCTTGGCCAGATCTGGTACAGGAAAATGATAAAGGGAAACACGTATTATTTGGAGGACTACCAAAGGACATTGATAAGAAAATGATAATTTGGGAAAAAGTCGCAAAAAGAGAACCACAAATTACTTGGCATTATACAAAAAATAATACACTTAAAAAAGAGAACTTTGATCAAACAGATGCGTACACTTGTGCTTTAGGTTATATGAGATCAAAAGAAATCTGGAGTTAATATCTGAAAAATAATAGATAATTTTAAAAATCGGTTTTAGGACCGATTTTTTTATAAACATATGTTTCCAGTTGGATTAATTTGAACTGGAACCCCACTTAAAACTATAGGAGTTGATACTGAACAAACTACTGCAACATTATTAGGTGGTGTTCTAAGTAAACTTCCAGTTAATTCATTACCATCACAATCAAAATATTTAAATTTAGTGTTAAAAGGTGAATTGTTCACTAATTGATATTCATTTAATACACAAGGTGGTATTGTTGTTGTGGTGGTTGTTGACGTTGAAGTTGTTGTGGTTGTTGGTGGAGGATCAGGAAGACACTCAAGACAACCACCTTCATTTTCAGGTCCTATTTCATCAACTATTACAATATTATCAATACCGCTTATTGAATCATTAAGACCAATAAACGTTGCACAAGTTGAAACACCATTAACATTAATTTTATATACGTATTCTTGTGTTGGGGATATTCCTTCTGGTGTTAATAATATTTCAGATGAGAAATATACAAATCCATTAAGACAATCTCTAAATGCTTTACTATTAGCACATCTTAAATACTGATCAAAAATATTAAATTGTGCCGTACCATCAAAATTACAAGGTCTGTTAATTGTGGTAGTTGTGGTCGTTACTGGTAGTGTTGTTGTTGTAGTTGTTGGATATTCATCAATAGAAATTTTAATATCAACATCCTCACAAGGGTCAAATATTGTTGTGGTTGTGGTTGTTGTTGGAGGAATTGTTGTGGTTGTGGTTGTTGTAGTCGGAATAATACAATCAAATAACGCCTCAAAATCAAAAACATCACAAGGAGATGTTGTTGTAGTTGTTGTTGCGGGACAAGGACCAACAGAGAAAAAATCACTATCTAAATCCGGACAATCAGATCCTGAAAGTAAAGGACCAAACTGATAACAAGAACCACCTAAAGAATCTGACAAACACCATTTGTTTTCTGATGTTGAATAATAAATAAAATAAGTTCCACCGGTAAAATAATCCTGGGAGTTATAAGTACCAGCAAAATTATACTCACCATCATATGGGTAAACATAAGTTAAAACACAATATGTAGAATTTAAACAGCTCATTAACTTTCAATTGGTATTATTGTTCTTGTACCACCACTAAATAATAATATCTCATTTTCATTTAAAGGGTAGTAATAAGTCAATCTTAATTTATCAATTTGACCAAAACAATTATCTTGTGTTGGACCTTCATAAATAAAATAAGGGGTTGCAGTAACGTCACTCGTTTCAAAAAGGTCAATCACGTCAGTACTATTATATATCAATCTCCAAATCATATTTAATAAGTTATTGTCCAGTTATATGGTGATCCGGTTAAAAACGCGATTGCCGCAAGACCATCATATCCGCCACTTGATGAATCTGGATCCGCATTTGTACCACCAATATTTAAATTAACATTTGACCACCCAACTGGGTTAACAGTTGTATTACCACTAAAATCAACAAGTATATGATTCACATCACCAGCCGACATACTATTATCTCTTAAAGATATTCTTGGGTTACCTTGTGTTGAACCAGTTAAAAGTGTTGCACCTGATAATGGTGTAAAATCAACATAGTCTAAATTACAAGAATACATAGCAAATGCTGAAGACGACTCAATATTAGCGGTATTTCTAAAAAAGTTATTAACATTTGGTAATAATACGTTAGTTAAATTACTGTTGTTATCACAAAAAAAATACCCTGGTGATGTACTAGTAAGTCCACCAAAGTTATTTAACATAGAAATGTCATGCGTATTTTGTATATCACATAAACTAATATAATATTGTGTTATATTGATTGTGGATGTGGAAGCTGTATGTATAATACTATTTAAGTTTGGATTATCAGCAACTAAAAATGACCCACCCAATTTAGTTAGGTTACTAACATCTAAAGTACCAGTTAAATCACAACCATTAAAATTATAATTAGTTATTAATAAATTTGATGGTGCTTGTGTAATACCTGTTAAATTAACATTAAAAGCACCTTGTAAAGTACCACCTAATAAGGACGTACTACCAATAATAACATTTGATAAATTTAGATTACCTATTATATTACAAGCACTAAATGAAAATTGTCTAATATTAGTGGTAATATTTGGTTGTGTAAACCCAGTTAATTGTGGATTACCATCTATAAAAAAGTTGCTACTACTAGTCATACCAATTAAACCAGAAGCGTCTAAATTACCTTTAATTTTTTTAGATTGTGCGGCAAAACTATTAATTCTTTTTAATTTAGGGACTAATAGTTTAACAGTTTTTGTTGTACCACTATCAATATAAACATAACTTAAACTATTACCAGCAACGTATTGTGATCCATCACCTAATGACCACAAAACTCTATCACCTACGGTACTTAAAGTAACATTAGGATTAAAAGTGTCAGCGCTAGAAGAGTATGTTTGAAACATAAATACCTCAACCTCTTTATTTAAAGAATTAAAAACCCCTCTACTCATATTATTTAATTATAATCGTTTCCTACAGTCCAATACATTACCGAACCATTATATGTGAATGTTAATATATCTATAGCACTTGCATTTGATGTTAAAGTTGGTGTTCCACCACCACCATTTACAACTCTATGTGTTGTTGCACCACCATTAACGGTACCAAATGTTATTGTTCTACCACCTGTACCATCTTGTGTTAATATTATTGTTCCATAATCACCATTTCTAACATTTGATAAATTAAGCGTTGTGTTTGCTGTAAGTGTTACTTCATAATTTGTACTTAAACCAGATACATCCCAATTAAATGAAGTGCCCGTATTTCCAACATTATTATAAGGATCTATTGTTACACCACCACTAGATGCTTGCCAACTAGCATTACCACTCGCATCTGACGTTAAAACATAACCATTTGTTGCTCCCGATGTCATTTGGAAATTAATGGTTTTTGTTTTACCACTAACATCTAATTTTTCGGATGGAGTAGTTGTTCCAATACCAACATAACCATTAGCAACATTTGATGTAAACCCATTTGTTATATATTTTTGGGTCCAAGAGTCATTAGTTTCACCAGATAATGATGTCCCAATAATAGTTCCATAATTAACAAGACCAGCAGGTGAATTACCTAAATACGTATATACGGGATTTGAATAATTTTTAACTATTTTATGATAAACAGTAACTGTTTCAGTTGCAGAGTCTAATAGTATTTCAAAATCAGATACATCTAATGGTGTTTTTCCATAATTAATAATATTTGCATATACATACCAATTTGAAGATTGTTGTTTATATGAAATATATACATCTGCAGAAGTATTTGAGTGATCTGTACTACCACCAACATCAACCCTCATTACAAATGTTGCATAGTCGAATAGATTAGCTGGATTCCCAAAAGAACAAACTTTTTGCCATTGATTTGTATATGTACCTGCACCAGTATTTGTCCCATTAAATGAATACATACCTTTATCCGCAATAACTAAAGTATGACGAGATTCACCACTAACGTGAAGTTTTGCCGTTGGGTTTGTCGTACCAATACCAACATTACCAGATGAGGATATAAACATTCTAGTAGTATTCTCAGTACCAAATATAATTGCCCCAGTTGATACTTCATTCCAAAAATTTAACGATGTACTACCAGAAGAGCCGTATCCTATATATCCAAATCTACCGGCAGCTATTCCTTGTGGGAAATATTCTTGATATACATGATCAACGCCTTCATACACAACAGAATCAGCATTGCCACCAATGTGTAGGGTTGTAGATGGAGTAGGTGTTCCAATACCAACTCTACCAGCATTATCAATTACAAATGGTGTTGAATCTGGGTTTGTAGAATCTTCTACTAGGAATGAAGCAGATGGTGTTGTGTTGTTAATGTGAAGTTTTGCTGTTGGAGAAGCTATTCCGACACCAACTCTATTATTTGTTAAATCAATAGTTACTCCGCTTGTTGAACCAAAATAAACATTTCCTTCATCTAGTGGGTTAATGTTTAATGGAGAACAAGAATGGATATTTGAAACATATAAATCTGAAATACAAGAAGCTGATGTGTTTCCCGTAAATACACCACTTGACGCTTGCCAAGTAGCGTTACCACTTGCGTCAGATGTTAGAACATAACCGTTTGTTGCGCCAGATGTCATTTGGAAATTGATGGTTTTTGTTTTACCACTAACATCTAATTTTTCCGAAGGCGATGTTGTCCCAATACCTACGGTTCCTGCAAAATAGTTCCTTCCATCATCATCAATATAGACACCATACCTATTAGTAGTTGGTGGTATGTTACCAGATCTACCTGACTGACTATCCATATAGAAACCGTAAATATTATTAGTGGTTCCATTATGAGTGATATCCGCACTTAAACCATTAGCCCAAAATCCAACGTACTTATCAATTGTCCCTCCAGCAATTGCATTTTCTAAAACAGCTGACGAACTTTTTACAATACCATTATAAGTTCCTGTATTAGTATAAATTGAAACTAAATTTACTTCACCTGTTAAAGCTTCATTACTTGATAAATCAGATAAATCATCAGTAAAAAATGTTAAATTTGCTGATGCGTAAAATTCAGCAGAAGTTGATGAATTAATATTAGGATAAATAATTGTTCCGTCCGTAGCAACCGTATTAGAAGAAGTTGTTGTTGGTCTAAATTCTTTATAAAAAGATTTAATATTTGTTGTATCTGTTGGGGTTGATACACCATCCAAAAGTCTGAAAGATGGTATTGTTGAGGTTGTTAGGCCAGTTGTGTCAAAATAACTAGTACCACTAACGTGAAGTTTTGCCGTTGGGTTTGTCGTACCAATACCAACATACCCTCTTGTTGACCCACTACCTTGGATGTGAATGTCTGGTATTCTTGATGATATAGTACCGGTTCCTCCAGCAAAAAACTTTATGTTATCTGTAGTTCCAGTACCTGAATTATTTATAATATTTAAGTCTTGTGCTGATGAAAAGGCATAAAGTGCGGTGTCTCCTGAATTACCAAACCCCCTATAAAGTGCGGTATTTGGTGTATCATTACCGACTAAATACATACCCATACCAACAGAACCTGTTACATCATTTTGGAATAATGACACAGAAGTTATACCACTACTAACACCACCAACACCTAATTCACTTTGTCTATATTGACTTCTTATTTGATCACCATCGTAGAATAAATAACCAGTAGAACCTGTAACTTGTAATCTATAGTTAGGAGAATCTGTACCAATACCAACTCTACCATTCGCAACATCTATTGTAACCCCACTTGTTGAACCAAAATAAACATTTCCTTCATCTAATGGATTAATATTAAGTGGTGAACAAGAATGAATGTTAGAAACGTATAAATCAGTGATACAGTTACTTGACCCACCAGTAAAAGGTGTTGTAAATCCAGTAATTGTTATTGTGTTACCACTATTATCAAAAAGATCTAAAGTTCCTAAAGAATAAGTTCCACCAGTTACATATGTGTCATTTACATCAATTGAACTTAAATCTACCGTAAAATTTGTTCCATCATTTTTACTAAAAGTAATTAAAGCAGTTCCATTATCATATGTTCCACCAGTAATAAATGTGTTTTCAGTATCAATAAAATAAGGACCACCAATTGGCGTTCCGTGATAATCAAGTTGAGATGATTGTGAATTTGTGTCGTTATCAGCTGAAGTTAATGTACTACCAGTAACATAAACATCATCCTGATCTGTATAAAACCCTGTGATTGTAATTGTACCACCAGTAAGGTTTGTAAGCGTTAAAGTACCAGATGAATATGTACCACCAGTAATATATAGATCTGTGTTTCCACCAAAAAGAGACGTTAGTTGTCCAAGTTCAGCTTTATATGAAGACCCTTGAGGACTTTGACTTGTATCACCAGTTACAACAATATGAATTAATGTTGTTGGTGTTATTGCAGATGCTTGAGCAAGTAATCTTGTAGTTAGTGTAGCCATTATTTTTTTCTAAAAATAAATATGTTTATTATTGAAAATCATATAGTACACCACCCATAAAGTGGAAGAATATATCATCTTCATATTGTTTAGGGTTACCAGCGAAAGGTGTAATTATTTCACAATCGTTGCCATCAACCACCTTTAAATTAAAATTAACAAGACCCTCCAAATAAGTCGGAACCAAAAATGTATAAGGAATTGAAGATCCGGAGATTGTATCAATATATACACAAGTGGTTATCGGATCATCACAAATGTATATATCATATGGCGAAGCCCCAGTAATTGAATCAATTGTTATTTGAATTGGCATCTTGGTTATTTTTATATAAATATAAAAGGACTCAAAAACTTTTGAAGTTGATAAGATTAAATATTTTACCTATATTATGAAAGATGGAAGATATATCAGAAGCGGTTGTTGAATTATTAGAAGAAGTTTTAGGGGATCACGGATTACATTATGCAAACCGAGGCCAGATTTCTTTTAATTGTCCCAATTGTGATGAAGGAAGAAATAAACACAACCTTGAAGTAAACTACTTCAACGATGTTTATAAATGCTGGGCATGTGGCGATAGTGACGGAACTCACGGATCACTTGGAAAACTATTTGACAAATTTGGAACCAAAAAACAAAAAAAGTTATATAACATTTTAAGACCTGACGAAACTGAAAAAAAAGTTAGAGTTAAAAAACCAAAAGTTGTTCTACCAGAATCATTTACACTCTTTAAAGATTCCCACCCAATCTATCCAGTAAGAAGGCAAGCATACAATTATCTTAAAAATCGTGGAATAACAGATGAAATAATTGAAAAGTTTGGCATTGGATTTTGTGATAAAGGAAGTCACGCCGGAAGAATAATAATTCCTTCATATGATTTAAAAGGAAATCTTAACTATTATGTTGGTAGAAGTTGGGATCCTAATAGTAGAGCAAAATATAGAAATCCAGAAGCAGAGAAAGATCAAATTATATTTTGGGAAAATCTAATTGATTGGAACAAAGACATTTATCTTGTTGAGGGAGCCTTTGATGGGATGTTTCTTGACAATCCGGTTGTAATGCTTGGAAAACATATGTCAGAACTTCTTTTTGAGACAATATACAATAAAGCAAAAGGCAATGTTATAATTTGTTTAGATGGTGACGCCTGGACAAATGCTGTTAAATTATATCACGAACTTAATGGTGGAGAACTCTGGGGTAGGATAAAGATTGTTAGACTACCAGATGACAGAGATGTTTGTGATTTAAAAGGACAAATAAATAATTATTATATTGAAATAAGAGATTAAATATGAATATAGAAGAATCAGTTTTAGAAATAAGAGAGATATTAGAAAATAAAAGAAAAGAATTTCAACTAACTTTTGAAGAAGAATCTCACAAATATACAATGCTTGGGTTGGATAGTGAGTTGACTGATAGTTGGCCATCAGTTTCAAAGGTGATGAAGTTATTTTATGATGAGTTCCCAAGTGAAGAAAAAGCTTATCAAATGTCCGGAGGTGATCCAGAAAAAACTGAAGATTTACTAAATGAGTGGAGATTAGCCGGAGAGTATTCAACCAATATAGGAAGTAGAGTCCATTTTTTATTAGAACAACACTCTTTAAATGTGTTTAACCACAATAAAACTATTAGAGAACCAATTTTTAATTGTGATGCGATACAAATAACAAAAAGTGACTCAATGGTGTTTGCCGGGAAAAACTTTTTAGAAATAATGAAACAACGAGGAGCCCATTTAATTGATACTGAAATTGTTTTAGGACACCCTGAACTTGGTTATGTTGGTCAGGGAGATACTGGGTGGTTAATTGAGAACACAAGTAAAACCGGTTTTGGTCTAATAATAACAGATTATAAAACAAATAAAGAAAAGAACTTTTTAACTCAAAGATACACAAAACCAATGCGTTCACCATTTGAACATTTACCAAATAACGCACTTGGACACTATAAAACCCAATTACCACTTTATGGTAAATTACTACTTAAAATGCTTGAAGGGTCTAAATACGAAGGGGTAAAACTACTCGGTTGTATTATTGTAAGACTTACAGAAGATAGAGAATATGTTGAATATAGAGTTGATAAACAAACTATGAACCTTATATTAGATATGGATATAAAGTCAAAATTGACAAAATTAAAAAAATAAATTATATTTTAATATGGCAACAACTATTGAACTTGATTGGTACTACACAACATCTTGGGACCAGGTAGGATTTGGAAAAATAAAAGTTAATTATACTGTAAAATGAAAATTAGAATGACAAGATCGTATAGTGTTTGGGAATCTTACGAATCTATTGAAATTAACCCAGAAGATTATCCGGAACTTGGAGGAATGTCGGAAGAAGAAGTTCTTGCATACATTAATGATAATCCGTATGATTTTGAGATAAAAGACGGAAGTGAAGGAAATATTGTAGATGAAATTATGTTTGGTGGAGATATAATTAAAGATAACGAAGCAGACGAAGAAATAATCTTTTATTTAGACTAAAATTATGGACGATATTATTAGACCGAAAATAGATTTAAGAACACAAGAAACGGTAGAATGTGAAAAGTGTCAGTCAAAATATTTTAAAGAAGTTGTCCTACTTAAAAAAGTACCAAAACTATTAACAGGTAGTTC